GGTGTCCTCAGATATAGGATTGCTTCTGTATCTGAGGTAGTGTTGTCTGGTGCTGTTTGGTCTACACCTTCCGATTTGGAAGGCGGATTCACTGTTGGCGCAGGCGGTTATACATCCGTTCTCACATCTTCTGACGACGAAAGAAATCTCATCATTGCGCACTATCAGGAATTTTCAGCGACAAATTCTTCAATAAGGATTGTGAACTTCAGACTGCCTGACATTCTTTATCTCAAGAATGTAACAGCACAATCTTTTTCATTTAACGCACATGGTTCTGGCACAAAAGGTGAGATACGTTCGCGTGTGGGTGGTCTTGATAATATTGGATACATATCATCATCTTCTTCTCCGTTTGTTTTTTATGGAACGAACGTTGGCGTGGGAACACTCACTCCAAGAGTGAGTCTTGATGTGAATGGTGCCATAGGAATTGGCAGATATTTTTCTTCTTCAGGTCTCCCTGATGCAACAAACAAGAATGGGTGCCTTATTTTTGTTAATGACAAGTTGGCCTATTCTGACGGAACGAACTGGAGATTTGTTGATGGGGGTGTGTTGGTGTGATCAATGAAAACACTATAGAACTCATTCGCCGCTTCGAGGGGTTGCGCCTGAAGGCCTACCGCGATGCCGTTGGTGTGTGGACGATCGGCTACGGCCACACCTCCCGTGCCGGGCCGCCGAAGGTGCGGCCCGGCATGCGCATCACCATGGCAGAGGCTGAGGAAATCCTGCGCCGGGACGTGGAGCGCTTCGCGCAGAGTGTAGCGGCAGCGCTTGGCAAGGACGTGATGCAGCGGCTGAACGAGAACCAGTTCGGCGCGCTGGTGAGCTTCGCCTACAACGTCGGCATCGGCAACTTCCGCCGCTCTTCCGTCTTCCGCGCGGTGCGGGATGGCCGATACGATGACGTGCCGCGCCTGCTGATGCGCTGGACGAAGGCGCGGGTGAAAGGCAGGCTCGTGCAGCTGCGCGGGCTGGTGCGGCGGCGGCGTGCGGAGGGCAAGTTGTTCACCGCCCCTGTCGCGCTGCGGCAACCTGACGCGCCACCTGCGCCAGCTGCGGCAAACGACAACGCGCCCATGCCGCGCGACTACAAGGAGCTTGCAGCGGCATGGTCGGCATTCGTGGTGGCAGCAGGCACGCTGGTTGCGGCATTCATGAATGAAATACAGGAGGTGGTGGCATGGTTGTTCTGAAGGGCTGGCGCACGGTGCTGTTCAACATGCTGGTGGCCGGCATCGGTGCCGCGGCGACATTGGACATGTTCCGCATCTTCGACAATCCGAAGGTGGCGGCTGGGCTGATCATTGCCATCGCAATGGCCAACGTGGCGCTGCGCGCGATCACGGACACGCCGATCGGCATGGGCGCGCCTATGCGTGGAGATGCGCTCGAGGAAGACGAATGATCAGGTGGCTGGTCAATGCGCTGGCTGCGCCGCTTGTGAGACTTGGCGAGCTCTACATCGACGCGCAGAATGATCGCGATCGGTTGCGCGCTGGCGTGCAGCAGGCTGCATTGCAGGCAGATGCCGCTGTGCGCCGCGTCAAGCTGGGCTATTTGCTCGGCAGATTGCCGCTGTTCCTGGCGGAAGTAAGTGCTGCGGTGTATTTCGCGGCAATCATGATAGACAGCACCTTTCCGATGGAATGGCTGACGCCGCTGGAGCTGCCGAAATGGTTTCAGCCCTATTTCTGGGCGGCTATGGCAAGCATCTTCGGGCTTTCGATCATCGATAGGAGGTGGGGCAGGAGATGAAGGATCCGGCTTCGGAAGGGTGGCACCTGGACAAGCGTGTGCCTGTGGCGCTCATCATCACAATCATGATGCAGACAATAGCTGCCGTGTGGTGGGCTGCCTCACTGTCCGCTCGTGTCGATGCGCTGGAGCGCGACTGGGCGCGCTTCAGCGATGTCGTGTCGCGACTACGCACGCAGGAGGACAGGGCTGCACGCGTCGATGTGCGGTTGGAAGCGCTATATGGCCGCCTTGACCGCATCGAGACCAAGCTGGATGCCCTGCTGGAACGCAAGCGGCAGGCTCAGTGATCACTTCCATTGCATGAAAGGCATTGGAGGATTGACGTGCAAGTTATATTCCATTGCGCGTTTCAGCAATCCCCTCATGACCATGATGACATGCATCATTATTGGGACGCCAATCTTTGGCGTATACCAATAGATGTCCTCTATGAACTTGTCTCCATCTTTGACATATAACGTTGCGCGAACAAAGTCTCCTGTAATTTCAACTTTCCACGAATGTATTCCTGGCATTTCGTCAAGTTTATTGATGATTTTTAGAAACTCGTCATCAGCACTGCCCCATCTTTTGAGCTTCCAGAGTGCTGGTTCAGTCATTGTTGCACCTCATTTCCCCACACGTCCCATCCAGCAACCGGCCGCCGGGCGAACAACTCAAGATACGGCCCGGCCACCAATCGCTCGATACGCCTGTGCACCTCAGCGGGTTTCTCGCTGTGCCGCCCTCGCGGTGCGATAACCAATTGCTGCACGTTTCTGGCTATACGACAAGGGCGGCCTCTGGTGGCCAGCAGGCACATTTCTGGATTGGCCCGTGTCCAGTAGCCCATGCCGGTAAAGAAGCCGTCTGAGGCGCGGTTCTTCTTGACCCACGTGAAGGCCACAGTCTTGAACGTGAATCCCCACGCCTCGATGACCTCCAGGGCCTGCGGCAGCATCGAGTCGATGCACCACAGGAACAGCACGCAATCATTTGCGGCGATACGCTGCACCGGCAGGGCCTTGATCTCATCAAGCTGCATCACCGGATAGTGGCGCTTGGCGCTGCGGCCCTCACCTTTCGGGCTGCGTGCCTGCCATGGCCACGGCGGATCAGCAAGGATTGCGCCGTAATGGCCAACCGAGAGCGCGTCAATGTTTGTGATTATCGCCATTCACATCCTCCATCAGCTTCTTCTTCCGCGCCTCAAACGCCTGGAGCGCCCTTTCATAGAGAACCGGTTTCTCTGCCTTGATTGCCTTTAGCCGCTCTTCATGTGTCTTCCATATTGTGCGCAAGCTGCCGATGTCCGTGATATCTGGAAGGCACTTGATAAGCGTCTCGATGAATGTGTTGTCATAGTCTTCTGCTTCTTCTGAGGGCGCTCCCTCTTCCTGCGGCGCCAGCTCTTCCGCGTCATCGCCGTCAATCTCCACATCCACGTCGATGGTGTCATCGTCATCGCCGTCATCATCTGCCGCTTCAGCCAACAGCGGATTTGCCTGGCCTGGCGCGGCGTCATCGACGACGGTGGCGGTTGCGTTGCTATCTAGCTCTACCGCATCACCATCCTGAAGCTCATCGCGGGCATAGACGCCCATGATGACTTCTGGGAAATGCCTGCGCGCCAGCGAGCGCGCGGCGTAGTATGCAAGCTGCTGATCAGGATCGCGTTTCCACAACGGCGATTTGCCGGCGATCATCCGTAGTGGCGGCGTGGTGTAAGACACCTCATCTCCATCTTCCAGCGTCGCCTTACATGTGCACCTGCGATCAGCGCCAGAGCCGTTGTATTCATAGCGCAGCCTGCCCTTAATGGGCGCGCGCGTGTTCAGCAGCGCCATGATGACCTGCGCCTCGTAGGCTATCTGGCCGTTGACGAAATACGCCTTCTGCGCCAGGGCGAACGGGTCCATTCCAAAGCGCAGGGCGGCGGTCGTAACCGCGAGGCACGCGCCGGGGTTGTCGATGTATTCCTGCCTGATGGCCCCGCGCGCCTTGCTCATCAGCTTGGCGAACTCCACCACGTGGCCCATGTGTTGCGGCACGATGGATACGGAGCCGCCAGCCTCTTCGCGCATCGGCGTGGCGGCCACCAAATCGGTCGTCTGCTTCGTATGCGTCATCTTGTCCTCCTTCATTCGTTGTATCCCATCCATGCCGGCAGCACGTCATGCGTTACCTCCATCGGCGCATGACGCGGATGCCATTCCTTGTCGATGCCGAACGTCTCGCTGAACGTCCTGTAATTCTCGCACGCCTTGTGCACGGCGGCGCGGGCCTGACGCACCACCTCGCCACCGCTCTTCATAGTCAGCACGAGCGGCTGCGGCGCGCCCTGCGACTTGACGAAAATCCAAACCCACAGCGGCGCGCGGCGCTTGAAGCACTCGGCGAGAAACTCGCGCTGCTCCTTGGTGCCGCCGTGCACGAGGCCGCGCTTCAGCAGCTTCTTGGCGGCATGCCATGCCTCGATGTAGGCGGCAGCCTGAATGTCATAGCGGAGATTGGCGATGGCCTTGATGGCCGCGCGGTGTGGATTGCTGGTGAGCTGCAGGCTGAAGCTCTTGAGGTCGAATATGGCGTGCGGCGCGAGCCAGTCGAACCGCGCCTTGCGCGGCACGCCGTTGATCCTGGCGAACACGGACACCTCAGGCAGGCCACCCATGAACTGGTGCCCGTCTCCCATCACGGCTGATATGGTTGGGTCTGCATGCATCCACTCCACCGCCTTGGCGATGTCAGGCAGGATGTCGTCGAAGCGCGCCGAGGATGCCAGCACCATCGCGCGCTCATCAAGGTTGCGCGGGATATTGTCCTTCACGCCGATACGTGTCAGCGCGTCTGTCATCTCCGGCCCACTCAGCAGCAGGCGCAGCTTCTCCGGATGCGCACGCAGCCATTCCATGGCCGCGTCATGTCCCTCCAGTGCGCGCTTGTGAAGCGCCTGCCCCCACACAAGCGCGCGCGTGTCCTCACGCGGCTCATTCAGACGCCGCCACTGCCACTCCACCGGGTCTTCGTAGAGCGCCTTCAGGTCGGTGGAGCCGAGCCAGTCGCGCTGCTCGTGATACTCATTTTCTGGCAGGCCGATGTATATGCCAGTCTTCATATGATGACCTCATCATATTGCATAATTGCGCTGTTGCTATACAATAGCTGCCGTGTTTAATATGTCAACGGGGTGATAAATGGCGAAAAGAAAGCATGGACCGTTTGCCGCGGCGCTGCTGCGCTACATGGAGCGGGAGCGCATCGGCTATGCAGAGCTTGGGCGTCGTCTTGGCCTTGAATACCCTGGCCAGCGCGTATGGTGGCTAGTGCACAGAAACACTCATATCGACGCAGATTTGCTGCGGCGTATGCGACGGATTGGCATAGACCTGAACGAGCTTGCCGCGCCGGGTGGCAGCGATGACGGGATGGAAGACTGGGATGAAAATGGAGATGCCGATTGACTTCGAGACCGCGCGCAAGGCGTGGTTCGCGGAGCAGCGCCGGCGTCGCCTGCGTGAGAGGCGCAAAACATTGCACAAGCTGCTGGCCGCGCTGGTGCTCGGCTTTGGTCTCGGCGTGGCGCTTGCTGCCGCTGGCGCTGCTATGGTGTGGCCGGAGCCGGAACGGCATGTGCGGCATTCCGCCACCGTCAGCCTGATGAAGACTGCGCCGATGAAAGACCAGTCTCGTATTGCAGACGACGCCAGCGTGCGGACATCAAAGCCGGTTGGTGTCCGGTAGCCCAGCGCTGGCTGCTGGCGCGCTTGAGGCGAGAACCGGTAGCCGAGCGCCAGCTCTCTACCAGCCGTTCCTGTTGCCCGTGGCAGGGGCGGTTATGGCTTACACGGGCACGTTGTCAACAAACTGAGAGGAGACTCAAAATGTCCTTCAAGAACCCGAACATAGGAAAGTTCGTAATCGTGCGCAGCTATGGCGCGGGCGTGTTCTTCGGAAAGCTCAAGGAGCAGTCGAAGAATGGAAAGGTTGTAGTGCTGAACAAATGCCGCCGCCTGTGGAAATGGCATGCTGCTGACGGCATCGCGCTCTCAGGTGTGGCACGCTACGGCATCATCCGCAGTAAGAGCAATATCGACAGTATGACCAAAAACCACGTCATCACTGGCGTGATTGAGGTTATCCCGTGCACGGACGCGGCCGTGAAGTCAATCATGGAGGACGAAAATGAGTGATGGAAATGATGCTAGTTGCTACGGCTCCGGCTCAGGTTACGGCTCAGGATACGGCGACGGCGATGGCTCCGGCTCCGGCTCAGGTTACGGCTCAGGATACGGCGACGGCGATGGCTCCGGCTACGGCGACGGCGACGGATACGGCTACGGCTACGGCTCAGGTTACGGCGACGGCGACGGCGACGGCGACGGATACGGCTACGGCGATGGCTCCGGCTATTGCTATGGCTCAGGCTACAGCGACGGTCAGGTTATTGCTGAGCAGCACACCTCACAAGCTTCGGCTGGTGGGGAAGAAGGTAGGATGTGATGAATGCAAAGCCTTGCCCATTCTGCGGCGGCACGGAGCTTGAGATGGGCGTAGACATGCAAGGATGGGCTTACATAGCATGCTGCTCATGCGAGGCACGCGGCCCCACCATCAGACCGCGCCTCAAATGCAGGCCTGATGAGCGCGACAAAGTCAGAGCGATGGAAGAGTGGAACGAGAGGGCGACATGATTCCAAGCGCATTGCCATGCCCAGCTTGCGGCAGCATTGACACGCGATATGAACGCAACGATTTCAACATCCAGTGCGTTTGTCCGCATTGCATGATGCGCGGCCCCGTATCGAACATGGCGCGGCGCGACCGGCAGACAGACATGCATTTCAAGCAGGCGCTGGACGCCTGGAACAGGCTTCCGCGGCGCACGGAGACGAGTATCGTGGGGCGCTGCGGTGATGCCTGCTGGAGCGTTGATGAGCACGGAATTTTTGGCTGCGACGAGCGCATGTTCAAGGCGCTTGGCGAGCCTCCCATCATGCACAAGCGCTGCGTCAACTGCGGTTGTTCTGAGGAATGCGACGCCAAGCCAGCGTGCACGTTTGAATACATCGTTGAGTTTGAAGCGCTGCTGGCGTGGTGTGATGACGTTGACACATCGCCATCGAAGCGCGATAGTTGCGACTAGTGCGGCATGGCTGCGTAGCGGAGATGCCGCAAACAAAATGCCGGTCAGGGGAATGAGAGCGACCCTGACCGGCAAAACCCACGGCGGAGGGTCTGGATGTGCCGTGTGTCTGCACTCAGATACACGCCTGCACCGCCCTCCGTCAACCCCATGAAGGAGGGTTTTTTGATGAAACTCCACATCCTGCTTTCAGAGCGCCCCATCGCGTTCTATCCGGCATTGCGCAAAATCACCGGCTCCATCACAGCAGCAATCCTGCTTCAGCAATTGCTCTACTGGTGGGACAGGAGGAACGGAGAATCCATCTACAAGACAGTCCATGAGATGGAGGCTGAAACAAGCCTCACTGAGAAGGAGCAACGCACGGCCATCAAGGCGCTGAAGGAGGCTGGATTCATTGACGTTGCCGTGAAAGGTGTGCCGCCCACCAGGCATTTCACCGTGCACATCGATGCTATCAACAACGCCCTTATTGGCCAAATCAAATCTGCCCAAAGGGCAGAATTGAATCCGCCAAAAGGGCAGAATCGAATCTGCCCAAATGGCGGAAACAATACAGAGACTACAACAGAGATTACGACAGAGACTACAACAAGAGAGGGCGCGCAAGCGCGCCACGGCGCTGACGCGCCTTCATGCACCCTTGTCCTGGAAGAGCAGCGACCTGCCAACAAATCGAAACGCACATCGCGTAAGCAGCGTTGCATCGACATCCTGGCTACCGTCCTGAGCAAGGAAGACGCCGAAGCCGTCTGGGAGCATCGGCAACAGATGAAAAAACCGCTCACGGAGCGAGCAGCGGAATTGCTAGCACGCGAATTCGCGCGCATCCCGAAGAGCAATCGCACAGATGCTGTCGAGCTGATGATCGGCAATTCCTGGCAGGGCTTCAACGCAGACTGGTTCGCAGAGCGATTTTCAGCCGTCCCTGTGACTCCGAAAGGGAAGCAGGCTTGTATGGCCTCAGAAGAACCGCAAGGCGCATCAGCGGTGCTCCCACGGGCAAACAAGGGTGGTTCTGTTTTCGTCTTCGAGCGCGACCATCAGGATGCATGGCATCAGGTGCAGAGCTTCAAGGAAGCAGATGCAGCGCGGTGGAATGCGCTGCTGAGAAAGGGATCGCGCAATGGCGGCGTTTCCGAGAGCGCGACGCGCGGAGGTATGGTGGTCATGCTCTCGCAGGGCGTGGCGCGTGAGATTGGCATTCAATGGGAGGAGGTGTGATGGACATCATGGCATTCATTGACGCTCTCGAGGCGCATGTGAGAGGGAACCACCGCCCTGAAATAGCTGATATGTCAGATGCTGGCATGAAGTGGTGGTTTGAGCAGGTGCGCAAGCTCATCAAGAAAGAGCAATCCGATGCTGTGCGAAAACTTGAGAGCATCTCAAATGAGCTGCAGCGTGCAGAAATGTTGCACCGGGAGCTTTATGCGGCATTCGAGGCACACTTGCTTCCAGAGTTGCGTTCTGCAAGCCGCATCATACAGGACGCCTCAGCTGCATACGATGCGCGCAAGGCAGCACTCATGCTTTCGAATGTTCCTTCAACTGTAAGAAAAACGCGTGCGGCTGCAGCGCTGAGCAAACTATCCTCCCAGCTGATAATCGAGGCCGTGTGTGCTCACACAAATATCTCCCGCAACTTGCTTACAGGGGCGCGAAGGCACAAGAATATTGCCAATGCACGCCATGTTGCCGCCTTCCTGCTGTATCATTTGCGGCAGCTAAGCACGACGCAAATCGGAGAATTGCTGGGAGGAAGGGATCACACCACCGTTATACATGCAATCAAGAAGGTAAGAAGATCACATGAATTGCGAGAAATGGCTACTCAGATAGCTTCTACCATCGGAGTAGATGATGTGATCATGGGAGCATTATCTGATGAACAAGAGAATGAAAAAGCGTAGTGTTCTCCATGGATGGCGAGTAATTTATCATGGCCTTCCAGTAAAGGAGTGGATATGATGGCAGGAGTCAATAAGGTCATTCTAGTCGGCAATCTTGGTGCCGACCCGGAAATCCGCCACACGCAGGACGGGCGACCTATTGCGCACCTGCGCGTTGCCACCTCCGAGACGTGGAAGGATAAGGCCACCGGCGAGCGTCGCGAGCGCACCGAGTGGCACCGGGTGGTCATCTTCGCTGAGGGGCTGGCGCGCATTGCGGAGCAGTATCTGCGCAAGGGTTCCAAGGTGTATCTGGAGGGCAAGTTACAGACGCGCAAATGGGTGGCTCAGGACGGCACTGAGCGCTACAGCACCGAGGTGGTCTTGCAGGGGCACGGTGCGGTGCTTGTGATGTTTGGCGGCAGGGGCGATGAGCAGCGGCGTGATGCTGCCGAGGTTGACACGCCGCATGCCACGCCGGTGGGTTCGTTTGCTAAAGACAATCTTGCCGCGTCGCTGGATGATGACGTGCCGTTTTGATGGATGGCCTTGAGATGATTGTAATCACATGGGCTGCCGATGAAATGGGCAAGAAAATCCCCGCGCCACCGGGGGATGACGCGGGGCAATGCTGAGAGGATTCAGGGAGGGAATCCTTCGTGGGCTGAAATTATGATGCGCCCATTGCCTGGTCATGTCAAGCGCTGCGTCTGCATTCATGCTCCTCGGCGAGCTGTAGCAGCATGATGGCGAGCTGCCGGGCGCGTTGTGGTGTCAGCTCGTAACGCATCTCCTGCTGGCCGACGTTCATGCGCACGATGGCGCAGGTGTCAGCCTTGTGGGGATCATGATCTGGCGGAATGATGGTTAGGCGCGTCATGTCAATCATGGAAAAGCTTTCCATTCTGCGCTGCCGCTTCGAGTGGCACGAATGGCTGCATGAGCGCTATACAACGCACAGCCTTGATGGTTACCATGCTGTTTTAGCACGTCATTTCTGCTCGCGCTATGTGGCAGTTAGCCACGAACGTTGCAAAAGGTGCGGGCGCACGAAGGAAGTTGTGTTCCCGATTCCGCGCTGTGTGCATGAATGGCATGACGAGTGATGCGCAAGCTCAAGAGATATGATAGCACCTTCCGCAATGCGCGGCGCTTCTGGGCTTGCGTGTGCGGGCATCATGTAAGCGCCAAGCCTCCGAAAAAGCGATGCCCGGCGTGTGGCGAGGTGATGGAGCACTTCGCCAGCAAGGGCGAGCATAAGCGCTGGCGCGAGCTGCGGCTGCTGGAGCAGGCCGGAGAGATTGCCGAGCTGCGTCGGCAGGTGCGCGTGCGTCTGCGCGGTGCGAACGGCTATCTGCGGCATCTCGTGAGCGGAAGGCCGTATGTGCTGGCGGTGGATTTCGTGTATCGCGACTTGCGCGACGGCGTTCTTGTGTATGAGGACTACAAGAGCAGCGGCTCCAGAGGGGTCGCCCTGGAGCCGCTGTCGGAACTCAAATACGCAGTGTTGCGCGCGCAGCTTCCAGATGATGCGGAGGTGCGCATCAACGGATGGCAGATCAAGACGTGATCTCGTCTGACGCCTTGATCCAATCATCGTAGCTCACGCGACCATCAGTGAGCTGGTGGATTTTCCGCGCCAGCTCCAGCGATGGTGTGTGGACGCCGGCCTTCAGGCGGTAGATGTGCTCGGTGCTGATGCCGAGCAGTTCAGCCGCCTGCTTGGCCGTCATGCAGGCGTGCTCATCAAGCCATTCAGCGAGCTTCATGGCGTCTCTCCTCTCTTTCGATGGTGCGGCGTGCGCCGCGCATCAGGCGGTATGCGCGACGCATCTCGCCGCGCTTGGCGTAGCGGTTGGCGAGGCGCAGGGTGGCTTCGGCATGCGTGCAGCCACCGAGCGCCATCAGCGAGAGCCACTCGCGCAGGGTGGCGTAGTCGGCAATTGTGGTCATGGTCTTTGCTCCTCTTCTTGCGTTGACAGGTGCGGGCTGCCGGGGATTTGCGGACATGATGCCCTTGCGCTGCCGCCTCCCGCATCCCCGGCCTTTGCCGCCCGGCCCGCGCAGGCGGTCGGAGTGGCGGCAGCAGGCGTCTCCAGGCGCACGCGCCAAAACTCGTTTCTGCATCGTAACGGTGCTGGCGCGTGCACAAACTCGTGTGCATCCCCATTTTGTCGCGCGCCCGAAGTTCATCGGGCACCTTGATCCAATCGGGGGCTGGAGAAAGGGCCACCACGCCCCCTCTCCGGCTCTCCCGCCTCCCTGCCCGCCCATCACGCACGAACGTTCTCCGTATGTGCGTGCATGTGGCGCGCTTTGTTCTTCCTACCGGGGCGGTGCCCCGTAGTATATGACCGGGTCCCTGCCACAGCGCACCCAGTCCTCATGGCCGGAAGCGGCGGCCTCCAGGCGCTCGTCTATGTGCCGGCAGAATGCCACCCACGCGACATCGTGGGCCTCCGTCTCTGCCGCCCATCCATCTATTGTGGCGTCGGACGGGATCAGCTCGCCGTCCGCATCCTCCTCGATGACGATGCGCTCGGCGGCCAGCCTGCCGTATCGCCGCCATGCCTCTGCGGTGCGATCGATGCCGTCCTGCGTGCGCACGATGACGTCGTCAGCCGCGCGCACGTCGGCGATGTGCGGCCACTCGCCGAGCAGCACGCGGGCGGCCTCGTCCAGGCCGTGGACGCGGTGGGTGTAGCCGCCGACCTCGACTGTGAGCGGCTCGTCCGCACGTCCATCCAGCCAGTCCAGCACCGGCAGGCCGATGGCGTCGCGCAGTCGCGAAATGACGCCGCTCGGCGACATGGCGTTTGCGTAGGCCAGCCAGTATGCGTGGCCGTTGTCATAGAGCACCCACCAGGACGTGTCGTGCAACCAGCCGCCCAGCGCGTCGATTTCAGCGGGCGTCAGCGGGCCTGTCTGATACCCTGCCCAGTCTGCCGTGGCAGCGCGCAGCAGGTGCGTGGGCTGCGCGCGCATGGGGGGAGAGAGCGCCTCGCGCGTCATCAGCGCGCGGATGGATGCCTCGTCAGCCCTGCGCCACTCCAGCGCCTGCCGCCATACCGCGCGCGGCAGGAATACGCCGACGGCCTCACGGAATGCCGTCAGCGCATCCCGCGCCCTGCAGGACGCGCTGGCGGCATCGGTGGCCAGCCGCTCCGTGATGGGCGGATTTTGGTAGGCCTCTATGCCCGCCTCGCAGGCATCGGGCCAGGTGCACAGCAGGCCGGAGCCGCGGCATCCGGCCCGCAGGGCGGTGTAGAGGGGGAGGACGGTCATGGTCTTGCCTCCTACGGGGCGGGTTGACTTCGCTGCGCCGCTGGCCCCGATGCAGCAGCGCGCAAAAAAAAGCCCCGCCGCCCCAGACATCAGTCCAGGGCGACGGGGCTTTCCCCGTCATTTGGGAGCGGACGGTTTCCTGTCCGCTCCCGGTCTTGTGCCCCCGCCCCCGGCCGCTTCAGGGGGCGTGTAGCCCCCCTACTTCGCTAGCAGGGGGCGGGGGCAGCCGGTGGCTCCGACACCCTCACCGGGGCGGCCGCCATCCCAGCTCGCGCGTGGCGAGCCGGAAGGCGGCCTGCAGCAGGGCGTCGAGCCGCGGCGTGCTGGGGGCGTCGAGCCCCAGGAGCCGCGCCGCCTCTAGGCAGCAGCGGCCCCAGCCGCGGCCCTGCTGCCGCCACTCGCGCCACGCTTGATCAAGCGTGGCGGCAACGGCCTGCCGGTCGGCGGTGCGGAGCCACCGGAGATGCTGCAGCATCTCGTCGGCGCGCTCCCGCACCCAGCCGGCCCGGCAGACCGGTTCGAGGGCGGCAGCCTCGTCAGCTGAGCATCCCAGCTCGCGCTGGAGGGCCCGCTGACGGCCCTGCCGGAGGAGGGCGGCGGCCCGCTTGCTACGGGCCGTCAGAATGACGATCCCGTAGCCGGTGCCACGGCCTGCGATTTTCCGCAGGCCGTAGCCGGCGCGGGCCGCGGCGGCCTCCACCTCCGGCCAATCACCGTGCGGCCACTCATAGGCCGCGGCGAAGGACCGGAGGTCGGCCACCTTCCCGCCCTCCTCCACGGCGAGTCGATCGAACCAGTCCTGAGACAGACGCTCAGGCTGGCCGCCGCTCGCCGCGGCGGCGAGGATGTCGGAGAAGTTCGACTTCTCCGACATGGCTGTCCTCCTCGCCCGGCTTGTTGCGCGGCGGGGTGCCGGGCGCGCCCCTGTCGATGGGGGGGCTATGTGCCCGCCGCGGGTGGCCTGCTCCCCGGCCACCTCCGGGGGCTGGCTGTGGATCCCCCTCCCCGGCGCGCCAGCCAGACGCCGGGGAGAGGGGTGGTTAAATAATGTTGTCTTCATCTGGCAGCCTGTAGCCGCTGCCGTTTCTGCCATGGCCGCCGTATATGTCAGCCCGGTGGTCTCCGAAACGGATTTTTTCCCACCGGTCGCCATGCCAGACGTATAAATAAATGCTGCCCAGCCCCTTGGCGACGGTGCGGAAATGAAAACCGCCCGCGAGCAGCATTTCCATGCGCTCGCGAGCTGCGAGCGCAATCTTGTCGCTGCGCCGCCGCACGTTGCGGCGGGCAGCGCGCTCCTCTGCCGCCAGCTCATCCAGCAGCCTGTTGGCTGCCGCGATGTCGCTGGCCGCTCCGCGCGGGGAGCTGATGCTGCTCCCCGCGCGGTCCAGGAAGGCCGCCGCGTGGGCGGCCTTCCTGCTTTCCGGCCTATATAGGCGACGGAGACGCTTGCGCGCCCGCCGCCATTCATCATGCGCTTTCCATGTTTTCTTCACGGTGTGTCTCCCGCGTTTTCTTTGTGATGAGGTCATCATACGCAATCGGGCTGGCATGTCAACACACCGTTTATGAGTGCGACAATCTGTCAGTCGCGGTTGCCGCGCAGGGGGTGCGCCAATGTAGAGTTTTCAACAGCGAAAATTGCGCAATATCAATGCCTTGCAGCTTCGCGACGATATGCGGACTTGACACGCGCGCGCGCGCGTGCATGGGGAGGGGGGGTAGGGGGGGAGGGGCAACGGCCTATCAACCACTCCAGCGCAGGAGAATGTGCACATGCCGCGCAGCATCGATCTCAGCCTTGACGACCTGCTCTGCGACTCGGTCATTTCGGACGCTCGCCTCCGCCACCTCCGCCGCCACGATCGCAGCCGCCGCATCAGGTGGCTGCTGCACATCGCAGCCGCAGCCGTCGCCGAGAGGTGGCCACACCAGCCAACGACCTGGCGCGACATCATCCAGCCCACGCGCCGCCATCACCGCAGAGCGCGCCACCTCGCGGCCTACATCGTCATCACCATCTCCGGCGTCGGCATGCGCGAGGTCGCCAGAGCCATCGGTCTGGATCACGCCGCCATCTCACGCGGATGCGCGCAGATCGAGGACAGTCGCGACGACCCAGCTACAGACCGCTGGATCAACCAGATCGAGCGCGCCTACGCATCAGCAGCCAGGTCGCTGTCCACGCAGATCAGGCGCGAACCAGCGCACCTGCGATCGCGACGCTACGCAATTACAGAGCAGGACGACGATATCCCGCCACCGCCGCGCGAAATACAGCCACGACACAGGAGGACAGCACAATGACCACCAAACGCAGACAGACCACCCGTCGCCGCCAGCAGCGCAGGCAGCGCCCCAGGAAGGTAGCCGCACCCACCGAGCAGACCGCAGCCCCCGCAGAGGGATGGGCTGACGCAGCCGTCCTCGCAGAGGTCGCGCAGCCCGCCATCGACGCAGCCCTCGCCGCTCAGGCAGACAGCACGATGCCCATCGATGACGGCCTCGCCGGCCAGGCAGCGCTGCAGACCCTCCGCGTCGCAATCGCCGCCTCCGCAGAGCGCGGCAGCTATCAGCCCGACGCAATCGCCGCCAGGTGGGCTGAGACAGCACGCAGCGCAGGCCTCCATGATCTCGCCAGCCAGATCACCGAGCACGCCGCCGACATGCACGACCTGATCGAGATCGCAGCAGCCGTCGCAGGCGTCCTCTACAGCCGACTGCAGCAGCGCAGACAGGCAGCTGAGCAGGCCGCTCAGGTAGCCGCCAGACAACGCGCCGAGCAGCAGCGCAGGCCGCGACTGGACGAGGTCGAGCACGAGCTCCAGCGGGCCCTAGGGGTGCACTACAGACCACCAACCACACCGCAGCAGCGCGAGCATCTCATTGATCTGGCCATCGCCCTGCGGCAGGCGGGTAGCGATCCGGAGGCGCGGGCCGAGGCAATCGGGCGATATCGGCAGGCCGTAGGTGGGAGTGCGTGATGGCAGGCACTCCTGGCAAAAGGCACCGAAAACACAGGCTGTTCCGCGACCTATATGAGCAGTCTGGCCACTGCGACCCGCTGATGTTCTTGGGCGAACTCATCTCGCGGCATCCGTCTGAGATCGCGGAGAAATACGGAATCAGCCAGGACGACGCACTGGCGATCCTGACGCTACAGGTGCAGGCGGCGCGGACGCTGGCCCCGTATTTACACAGCCAGATGCCGCGCGAGATGCGCATTGAGGGCGGTCATCAGATGCCGCTGCTGGTGATCGGTGATGTGAGGCCCGGCAGCCCCGCGCAGCAGGCGCTGGAGGCCGAGGGGGTGCAGGTGCTGGACGTGCCGGTGGAGCCTGCGCGCGGTGCGCCGCCAGGACTGCCGGCGGCTGACGCTGGCGGTGCAGATGCTGGCGATGGAGGTGCTGGCGAGGGCGCAGGCGCGGGGACGGTGGCCAGGCAGGGTGGAGGCGGCGCGGCAGCCGTCGAGGCTGGGGCGGCAGGCGGTGGCGGCTCTGAGGGGGCGGACGCCGGTGGCCATACGCGCGTGCGTGCGGGCGCGCGGGGGGGCTCCCCCCCCAAAGACCACCCCGGTGGTGGTGGCTAGCCCCCCGCAAGTTTTTTCTGGTTTTCCCGGCAGATTGTTTCACGGAGTATTTCACGGATGGACATTCATCGCTACAAGCCTCCTGGCCCTGTTGCGGCGTCGTTCATGGCGTCTGACGCGTTTGTGCGTGTGATCATGGGGCCAGTGGGGAGCGGGAAGACGACGGCCGGGTTGTTTGACCCTGTGTTTCGCGCGAGCAAGCAACCTGTGTGTTTGGATGGCTGGCGTCGGTATCGTGTATTTTTTGTGCGCGACACGTATCGGAACCTCTACCGCTCTTTGATTCCTTCCTGGTGGCAGCACTTTCCGCCTGACTTTGCGGGTTCCACCTGGCAGGGTGGGTCGGAGCGTCCTGCGCAGCATTTGTTCCGGTTTGCGCAGCCTGATTGCGATGGTTTGGAGCTGGACGTGCGGTTTATTGCCATCGGTTCGGAGACGACGGAACAATTCCTGCGCGGTGTGGAGGCGAACCAGGTGATTTTCGACGAGCTGCCACAGGTGCCGGAGGAGCACTTCATCACGGCGATGGAGCGTGTTGGTCGCTATCCTCCGGCGCGGTTGTTGCCTGAGGGGCAGGCTCCCTACAAGGGCGTATCCGGGATGATGAACCCGGTTGATGTGGATCACTGGACGTATCGTGTGTTGGTTGAGAATCCGCGCCCTGGGTTCCGGCTGTTTCAGCAGCCTTCTGGGTTGTCTCCGCAGGCTGAGAACGTGGAGAATCTTCCTGGTGGCCGGAAGTATTACGAGGACATGGCGCGCAATCTGCCGGAGTGGCGTGTTCGGCGCGATGTGCATGGTCAGTGGGGGCCGTCGCTGGATGGTTCTGCGATTTATCGCGAGTATCGGGATGACTTTCACTGTGCGTCGGAGCCGCTGGAGGCTGCGGATGCACCTGTGTGGATTGGGATTGATCAGGGGATCAGTGCACCTGCTGCGGTTTTTGTGCAGCGGATGCCAGATTTGCAGGTTCGCGTGATTGGAGAGGTTGTTCCTGGGCGGTGCGGTGCTCGTGCCTTTGGGCGTCATGTGCGTGCGTGGCTTGACGAGCATGCGCGCGGGCTGCCGGTGGCGCAGGTGGTGTGCGATCCGGCTGGTTTTTATGGGGCGGTTCGCGAGGATGGCGAAATGGCGTGGGTGGAGACGGTTTCGCATGAGCTTGGAGAGCAGATCGTTCCTGCGAGCACACAGGAGGTATCTGCGCGTCATGAGGCTGTTCGTTCGTGGTTGACGGCGGGGCTGACGGAGGATGGACGTCCTGCGTTTTTGTTGTCTCCTGCGTGCAAGATGCTGCGTGCCGGGTTTATTTCGCGGTATCGATGGAAGACGATGCAGGATGGCATGGGGCGTCGTGTGCTGCACAAGCCTGACAAGAGCGATCCGACGTGTGATCCGCACGATGCGCTGCAATACGTGGCGCTGGAGATGGAGGGTGGAGTGCATGGCGTGATCGAGGGTGGTGCGAAGGCTCGTCGGCGACAGCCTGTGCGGCCTGTTCGCCGGGCGAGCCGGATAGGTGCGTTCAGCCCGTTTGGTTTGAGCCGAGGGGGGAGGTCATGGCGGTGAACATCATCAGGTGCAGTCAGTCGCGGGCGCTGGAGGTACGGCAGTGTCTGGCGGCTGACAGGCCGGAGCTGGATGATCAGATACTGGTCAGCGACTTGTGGGTCGTGCTTGCGCCTGATGGTGTCGTTGCCTTGATTGGCGTGGCGCGGCTGGAAGAGATGCGATTGCTGTGGTTCGTAACCTCACCAGTGCTGCGGTTGTGGTTATGCTCGTTTGTGCGGGTAAGCAGTCGTTTCGTGCGCGGATTGGCGGCGGCGGATGCGTTGCCGCTGCTGGTGCCGGTAACGGCTGAGAGCGGCGCGCGGTTGGCGAAGCTGCTTGGCATGCATCGGCTGGTGGCGTGCCGCAGCAGCGGCATCGAATATTGGGAGATGAGCTGATGGCAGGAGTGATTTCGGCGATTGCCTCTGTTGTGGGCACGGTGCTTGGCATCCGCAGTGCGAAGAAGGCGCGGCGGGCGGCGGCGCGAGAGCAGGCGCGCCTGGCGGCCGAAAAGGAGGCCTTGGCGCGCCGCCGGGCCTTCGAGGAGCGGAAGAAGGCGGAGAAGGAGCAGAAAATGGCCGCCGGCATGCGAAGCACGGGACGGCGCGGACTGTTGAGCTATCTCGATGACATGGATTCGCAGCTTTGATGGAATTGCGGGCATACAAGCGCGCTGAGCGTGTATGGAACGCGGCGGAGCGGTGGCGTGCGACGCTGGATGACATTCACCGCTACATTGCGCCGTGGCGTGCGCCGCAGGACGGCATTGCGCCTGGCACGCCGGACATGGACCTGATTTTCGACGGCACCGGCATGCGGGCAAATGTGCAGTTCAGCCAGCGCATGGTGGGCGACGTTACGCCGGCGTATGACACGTTCTTCGCGCTGGAGCCTGGCGCGGCGATCACGGACAGGGCGACCCGGCATGATTTCCGGGTGAAGCACGAGCCGCTGCCGGCAGTGGTGATGGCGGCGCTGGAAGCCGGCAATTTCTGGCGGGCCGGGCCTGAGATGTATTACGACCTGTTCGCCGGGCAGGGCGCGCTGATGGTTGTTCCAGGGCCGTCCGGCAGTGTGCTGAAGTGTGTGTCAGTGCCCATCCGTGAAATTGCGCTGGAGCTGAACCCGTGGGGCGAGGTGGCCGGCATCGTGTGGCGGCGCGCGTGGCCTGCGGAGCAGCTTCCCGAAATGTGGCCTGATGGCCGGTTCTCAGACCGGCTCAAGGAGATCATCGAGAAGGAGCAGGACAAGACGGTTACGGTTACCGTCTACACGCGGCACGAGGCTGGCCATTCGGCGCGCCCGTGGCGCACGGTGGTGATGGCGAAGGAGAACGGCGAGCAGGTGATCCACGAAGCGCGCGAGCGCACGTGCATGTGGATCACGCCACGCATGTTCGTGATGCCCGGACAGGCTCAGGCGGTGGGGCCTGCGCACCTGGCGCTGCCGTTCGTGAAGACGGTGAACGTGGCGCGGGAATATGCGCTGAAGGCAGCGGCATTCGCAATCTACGGCGTGTGGGCCTACCGCGAGGATGGCGTGTTCAATCCGGACATGGTGCAGTTTACGCCTGGCGAGTTCTGGGCGGTGAAGGCGACTGGCGGCGCATACGGCAGCACGCTGGAGCGGGTGGACATTCCGTCGAAGTTCGACATTGCGCAGCTCGTCATCGAGGACGAGCGCATGCAGATCAAGCAAGCCGGGTTCGATGACCAGTTGCCTACTGGCGCGAAGACGGTGCGCACGGCGCTGGAGGTGGCGGAGCGGCAGAAGAAGCTGGCGATGGACTGGGCCGGCATCGATGCGCGCATCACCGGCGAGCTGATCCGCCCGCTGGTGAGCCGGTCGCTGGAGCTTCTGCATCGGGCAGGTGTGATCGATTTCCTGCCTGTGCTTGATGACGTGTTCACGAAGATGCAGGTGTTGAGTCCGATCGGGCAGGCGCGACGCGTTTCGGCGATGGAGCCTGTGCTGCAGTGGCTTGAGATGCTGCAGGCGATGGGGCCGGAGATGGCGATGCTGGCGGCGAAGGTGGAGGACATTGGCGGCGACATGGGCGAGGCGCTGGGCGTGCCGGCGCGGTTCATCCGCAGCCCGGAGGAGCGCGAGCAGATGCAGCGGCAGATGGCGCAGATGCAAGCCATGCAGATGGCGGCGCAGGCAGGTGGCCAGCCACAGGAAGGTGAAGGGCCTGCATTGCAGGTGATGCAAGGAGGTGCGGCATGAGCGCAAAGCGTGGCTGGAGCGCAATCGAGAAGGCGCGCGAGCGCGATGCTATGCCGCTGCCGAAGGAAGAAGATCGAGAAGTCCAGATGGCCGTGCGCAGGATGCTTGACACGGAAGACGGCAAGACGTTTCTGCGTTGGTTGATGGGCGTTACGCTGGAACGTGAGACATGGCACCCGCTGGGATTGCGCGCGGACAGGGAAACGCGGGTGGATTACGGGCACTTTCGTGAAGGGCAGAACAGCATCGCCCGCATCATCCTGGCGATGCGCGATGGAAAGGAGATCGAGAGATGACGGAGCAGACGATCGATCCTGGTGTTGGTGAAGGTGTTGCGGCTGGGGGCAACGGCGCACCACCTGTCGGCGATGGCGGCGTGAATGCAGGGGGCGACACGCAGCCGGCAGGTGGTGCGCAACCTTCCTGGCAGCCTCCGGATTGGCTGCCAGAACACATGCGTGCCGATGATCCGACGGCCACGCTGCAGAACGTGTGGAAGGCATACGAGGGCTACCAGAAAGCCCACAAGCAGGCCGGGCCGGTGCCGGAGAAGCCGGATGCCTACACGTTCGAGCTGCCGGATACGCTGAAGCAGAAGGGCGTGCAGCTTGGCGATGACGACCCGGCACTGAAGCTGTGGCGCGAGGTGGCGCACCAGGCCGGTCTTGGCACCGAGCAGTTCAGGAAAGCGGTGCCTGCCTTTCTGGAGAAAGCGGCGGAGGCGGGGTTGTTGCAGCCGCCCATTGATGTGGAAAAGGAGCTTCTGGCGCTGGGCGAGGAAGCCGGAGCGCAGACGCCGGAAGAAATGGCGCAGGCTGGCAAGAAGCGCCTTGCCGCGGTGGCCGACTTCGTCAACCAGATGAAGACGCGTGGCGTGCTTGGCGAGGCCGAAGCCGATGCCATGCTCGACCTTGCCGTGGATGCGGCAGGCGTGCGCGCGCTGGAGAAGATCATGACGATGGTGCGCAACAACGAGAATGCCGTACCCGGTGCTGCGCCCGGTTTCGTGCCGCAGCCGATGAGCCAGGCGGACGTGGATGCGTTGATCCGTGATGAGCGCTACGACACCCGCAGTCCGAAGCATGATCCGGCCTACCGAGCGGAGGCAGATCGCAAGATCAACGCCTTCTACGCCTCGCAGGCGGGCCTCTAAACCATGTAGCCCCGGCCCAAGGCCGGGGTTTTTCTTGCCTATCAAAACCTCACCACCTGTTTTGGTGCGGTTATGCTTGACGGCAGAGGGATAGACCCGCCGCAATCGTGCCGGCCTCTGCCGCATCTGAGCGGTCAGCCCGGCGCACAGGTGGCCATCGTCCCCGTCCATGCAAAGGAACATGAACGAGGACTGAAAGACGATGCAGAGCATTCCGAACGGTTACGTGGATGCGTGGAGCCGGCGCATCCATCTGGCCTATCAGGACTACGGCTTCCGCCTGCGCGGCACGATGATGCCGCCGGAGCGCGTGAGTGCGGAGAAAATCCACTGGCGTGTGCTGGGCAAGGGGAAGGCCAGCCGCACCGAGCGTGGCGACAACGTGAAGACGATGAACGCCCCGCTCAACGTCGTGTCGAAGGACATCGAAGACTGGGATGCGGCGGAATACATCTACGAGAAGGACCTGCCGCAGCTTGGCGACATCACGCCTTCGATGCAGGACAACCTGAAGACCATCATCATGGCTGCGCTGGGCCGCAAGGCTGATGAGATGGTCATCGACGAGCTGGGGGCGCAGACCTATGCGCCTGATCATCAGCTCGGCGACCCACTGCAACCGATGACGCTGAACCTGGCGCGTGAAATCGCGATGAGCCTGAAGAAGTTCACGTCGCTGATGCCGGGGCGCAAGTTCTGCCTGCTGGACAGCAACGCCTGGGAGCAGCTAATGGGCTATCAGCAGTTCGCCGGGCGGGAATACGTGTCTGACGAGCCGTTCATGAAGGTGGCGGTGGACACCCCGCGCATGTGGGATGGCGTGATCTGGATTCCCTTCCCAGACGATGCGCTGCCGCTGAACGTCAGCGAACGCACGACTTACGCCTGGCACGAAGCCGCGCTTGGCTACGGCGAATACGGCGAGACCATCTTCAAGGTGGACTGGGTGCCTGAGAAGAAGGGGTGGCTGCATCGCGCCACCATCAACGGTGCGGTGAAGGCTATCCAGCCGGAAGGCATCGTGCAGATCAAGACCAAGGCCGATGCGCCGCTTGTATGATGAAAGGAGGTGAGCGATGGCTCTTGCAAAGGGCAATCTGAGGCGCATCGCCAATGGCGGTGTGGCCGCGAACGATACCAGCCCGGGCGTGTATTCGCTGGTAACGAACGACGACTGGGTAACGGTGAATGCGGCAGGATACTTCAACTCTGTCGCGGACATCCTGGAAAAGGGCGATCAGATCATCGCCACGGTGGACGTGGATGCCACGCCGCAACTTCGGCTGCTGGTGGTAACCGACGTTACCGGTGGCGTGGTCAGCATCGCGCAGGTGGTGAACATCTGACGCCAACGGGCGGCCTGCCGATGTTGCGGGCCGCCCGCCTGTTCATTTCCATGACGGAGTGGCGGCATGCTTGGTGGTGCGCTGGAGATCATCAACGAAGCCCTGCTGGAGATTGGTGCCGCTCCGTTGCAGGCCGAGACGGCCACGGCCACGCATCCGCGCGTGCTCGAGTTCGGGGCCACGCTTGAAGACCTTCTGAGCCGCCGCGAATGGAGTTTCAGCGCCACCACGTTGCGTCCGTTGGCGAGGGTTGAGGGCGTCGATGCGACGCCGTGGCGCTATGCCTATCAGCTTCCAGCCGATCGCGTGGGGCCGCCGCTGCTGCTGTATGAGAGCCTGCCGAACGGTGTGCTGCGGGATTTCAGCTACGATGCGGATGGCACGCGGGTGCTGACAAATGCGGAGAGTGTGTATGCGCGCATCCGCACGATGCCGCCCGTGAATGCGTGGCCGGGGCATTTCAGGCGGCTGATGGTGCTGACGCTGGCGAGCCGCTACGCGCTTTCCGTGCGGGAGGACCGGGCGCTGCGCGAGCAGCTTCGGCAGGAGGCCTTCGGGACGCCGGGGCTGGAGGGGGCCGGAGGGCAGTTTGCCATCTCTGCCGGCCTGGATAGCCAGGCGCGCCCGCCCAAGACGCGGTTGCTGCCGCATAACTGGCTGTCCGCGGCGCGCTGGAGGTGAGGTATGGCACGCGCCAGATACACCCAGAACAGCTTCTCCAGAGGACAGATAGACCCTGTCGCGTATCGCCGCGAGGATACGAAGCTGTGGCGGCAGGCGCTGGCGCAGGCGGAAAACGTGGTTGTTACGCCTGTTGGCGCGTTGGCGCGCAGGCCCGGCTTCGTGCATTGCGGAAAGCTGCGACATAATATCGCACCGCACGACATGTCGGCGATGACCGTATCCATGCCTGCTGGTGGCGCGCCGCAATGGTTGACGGATGGCGATGTGGCGACGCTGACGCAGACCGGCGCGTTGGCCGCCGGGCAGCAGGTTGTGGTGGAGATCGATGCCGGGCAGGATGTGATCGTGCAGGCATTCGACGTGCTGGCCTATCGCGTCGATGCCGGCAAGGCAGAACGTGCGTTGCGCGTGCAGGCGCAGGTCAATGGGACATGGATGGACTTCGGCCACCCATTGGATGTTTCCACCTTGCAGCGGCATCGGCGGGTTGCCTTGCCGCCTGGAGAGAGCATGACGGCGCGCCACTGGCGGCTGGTCATCGACGTGCCCGCGAGTGGCTTCGGCTGGCTGGAGCTTGGCGGCATCGCCATGCATGGTGTAGGCGCGCTGCCACAAGCAGCGCGGCTGGTGGACATGACCAGCGAGAGCGGCAACGTCTATCTGCTGGTGCTGACGGACGGCCATGTTGATGTGCATGATGCCAATGGAAACTGGCTGGCGGCAGCCCCTGGCGCACATGCAGGAAGCCAATTGCAGCAGCTCACATGGGCGCAGAAGGCGGACACGGTGCTGCTGTTCCATCACGACGTGCGCCCGTGGCGCATCCAGCGGCAGGGCGCAGACGACCAGTGGCAGGGCGATGCCGTGCCGCTGAAGAACGTGCCGCTCGAGCGCTTCCCGGACGAGACCTACACGAACGCACAAGCCTGCATTCAGAAAGTGTTCGCGCTCTCGCCAGAGACCAACAAGAGCTTCACGCTGACGTGTGAGGGCACGACGACGAGGCCCATCCAGTGGACGGGCACGACTGCCGACATTGCCGCAGCCATCAAGGCGGCGCTGGAAGACCTGCCGAACGTGTATCCCGGCATCACGGTGGTGGATGGGACGGAGAACGGCCTGACCGTCTTCACGGTAACCTTCACCGGCACGGGCAACGAGGGGCGCGACTTTCTGCTGATGGAAGGCGTGTTCGTGGATAGCGCCACGGCTTTCATCGAGGTGGAGAAGACGCAAGTTGGCAGGCCTGGTGGCGAGGCCGTGATTTCCGATGCGCGCGGTTGGCCGGCATGTGGCTGTTTCTTTCAGGGGCGTCTGCTGCTTGGCGGCCCGAAGAGCCTGCACCGCGCCTTGCTCATGAGCCGTGTGGGTGAATACTTCGATTTCGACATCGATTTCGAAGGTGCCGGGGGTGGCATCTATGACCGCATCGACATGGATGACCCGGAAGGGATCGTCGCCCTGCAGCCTGGGCGCGTGTTGCAAATCTTCTGCGGCACTCAGGTGTTCTATCTGGACAACGATGAGATCGATCGAGAGAAGCCACGACGTTACATACCTGCGGCAGACATTGGGGCGAAGCCTGGGGCTCGCGTGGCACCCTTGCGCGGCAGCACCATCTACATCGGCAGCAGCGGCAGCACGTTGGAGGAATACGTCTATTCGGATGTGGAAGCGAGCTACGGCGTTTCCCAGATAGGCTACCTGTGGCACGAGATGATGCGCGGTGCGCTGGACATGGACAGGCGCCGCAACGTGCGCGGCGAAGATGCCGATATGCTCTACCTGCTGCGCGATGATGGAAGCGTCGTCGCTTTTGCCGGCATGCGCGAGCAGAACATCCTTGGCGCATCCGTGTGGAAGGATGCCAGTGGGCAGTATCGCTCTCTCGTTACGACGGAGAAGGATGCACTGTTCGTGGTCGTGGCGCGCGGTGGTGCGCTCTACCTGCAGCGGGCAGAGGCAGACGTGCTGTTCGATGGCGTGGTGCGTCAGCAGTCTTCCACGCCATTCGATACGGTTTCCGGCCTTGATCATCTTGAAGGCTGGCTGGTGTGGGTGCTTGCCGATGGGGATGTGCAGGGGCCGCTGCAGGTGCAGGGCGGGCAAGTGGCATTGGAAGCACCAGCCAGAGACGTGCATGTCGGGCTGTGGATTGCCCCGCAGGTGCAGACGTTGCCGTTGCGTCCGGCGGAGCTGACAGGTGCACCAAGCGCGCCGATGCGCATTCACGCGGTAACCGTGAGCCTGCACGAAACCGGATCGCTGGCTGTCGGCACCGGCACGGATGGGCCGTGGCCCGTGTCCTTGCAGCGCATGGATATGCCTGCAGATGTGCCGATGATGCAGCGGCTGTTTACCGGCGAGGCGCGCATCGATGGGCTGCTGGGCTTCGATCTTGCACCTGTCGTGCGCATCACGCAGCCGCGGCCCGGGCCACTGCAGGTGCTGGGGCTGGATATCGAATTCGTGAGGTGAGCGATGGAATACATCGGGCAGCTGTTCAGCAGTCTGGGGGGTGCTGGTGCATCGTTGCCGCGCCTGAGCACGGGCGACATGTTGCAGGGCGTTGCCACCATTGGCGCGGGGCTGACGGCCATCTATCGCTCGAAGGCTGAGGCTGCGGCACTGAAGGCGCAGGCGATGGCGCATGAGGTGGAAGGTGCGCAGCGGGAGCTGCAGGGCGCACAGGAGGCGCGGCAACTGACGGAAAAGCTATACCGTGATCTGGCTGCCGCGCGTGTCGGCTTCGCCTCCGGTGGCGCGGATGTCGCGGGCGGCTCGCCAAAGGTGCTGCTGATGCAGGCGGCAGACAGGGGCATGGAAGATGTACGCATGGTGCGCGACAACAGGCTGTTTCAGGCGCGCAACCTGTATCGGCGGGCGCGCAGGCGTAGAGTGGCTGCGCAGCTGGCGAAGGATGCCGGATGGCAGGAGTTCTTCGGCGGGATCGCGGATTTCGCCGGTGATCTGGCGCGCAGGGGGTGATGCATGGCGACGTGGCGATACACGGATGTGAACAGCGGTGCGCCGGGCGAGGAGGTTTCGCGCCTTCTGCGCCGCCAGCAGCAGCGCCTGGAGCAGCAGGCGCGCAAGGCTGGCAAGGCGGCGGATGTGCAGGCACGACGGGAAGGCGCGCTGAGCGGGGCGCTGGACGCCATGCAGGGCGACATGAAGTTGCGCCGCGATGGCACCATTCGCGGCACGGCGCATGACCTTGCGGCGGTGGAGACGTTTCTGCAGCGCCTTGACGTTACCATCCGCGAGAAGGCGGATGCCGTGCTGCAGCAGTATGCCGACGACCCTGCCAGTGCGACAGCCGCGCTGGAGAAGGAACGCGAGAAGTTCGTGCGTGCCTTGCCGCAAGAGGCGCAGCCGCAGGCAGACCTGATCTTTCGGCGGCAGGCGCTGGTGGTGGCGCGGCAGGCGCGGCAGGGCTTCGAGAAGCGCCAGCGGCAGGAACGGCTGGCGACGCTGGACGAGATGCTGGCGCGGCGCGAGCAGGATATTGGCAGGCTGGCGCTGAGCACGGGTCTGAACGACCCGGAGGGGGAAGAGCTGCTGGAGCAGGAGCTGCAGGATACGGATGCACAGCTCCAGCGCGCGGTGGAGCAGGGTGCCATCACGCCGCTGAGGCGGCAACAGGTGATGCGGCGGCTGCGGCAGCAGGCACTTGAATTGCGCATCGAGGGCGCGATCGAGCAGGCACCAGACCTGGCGTCGAAGAAGCAGGTGCTGGAGCAGCTCAATGCCGAATGGCAGCAAGGCAAGGGCATCGCCGGCAATCTGGCGGCGGATGAATGGCTGAACGTGCGCACCAGGCTGGAGACGAAGCTGCGCATGGCGGAGGCGGAAGCCAGTCAGCCGGCACGTGGTGCGATGCGCCGGGTGATGATGGCTATTCGCTCCGGGCAGCCGCCATCGGAGCTTGACCTTGGGCTGTTACAGCGCACGGTGGAAGACAGCGGCAGCGAGAAGGTGGCGAAAGTGCTGCAGCAGGCGGAGCGGGCGAAGCGGCTGCTGGACAGCGTAACACGGCTGCCGTTGCCGGAGGCGATGCGCATGGCCGAAGAAGCGAAGGCGCTGGCCGAAAAGGAGCCGACGGAGGACAACGTGCTCATGGCCAGCGCCATGCAGGCGCGGGTGGCATGGATGCAGGAGCAGCAGCGGAAAGACCCGCTGAGCTTTGCAGGGAAGGCTGGCCTCATCGAGAACCGCGAGGAGAAGATGATGCCGCTGAGCGCATCAAGCGATGCGGCGCAATGGCGGCAGCGCATGGAGGTGGCGGAAGCAGTTGCGAGGTCGCAGAAGACGCCACTGCGCTACCTGACCAATGACGAACGCAAGACGCTGAAGCGCGAATGGGATGCGCTGGACGCGGCCGGGCGCGAGGCATTCCTTGCGCGTCTGAGCGAGGGAACGGGCAATCGCCTTGCGCGTGTGCTGCAGGAGATGGGCGTGGAGAAGGCCGAGATTGCACATCTCGGATACCTGCAGGCATGGGGAAACCGCGAGCAGGTGCGCGACGCGCTCGAAGGCATGGACTTGCTGAAAGGCGGTGTGGTGAAGGTGCCGCCTTCTGCTCGCAACATCCTCATCAAGGAGCTGAGCGGTGTGGTGCCGATAGGCGCGCTGGAAGGTGTGAAGAAGGCAGCTGACGGCATCTACGCAAAGCTGGCCGTTGAGCAGGGTGCCGAAGAGTTTGATGATGACCTCTACAGGCAGGCCATCGAGATTGCCTTGGGCAAGAACGGCGATGGCGGCGGCTTTGCCGAATGGAACGGCAGGAAAATCCTGCTGCCGCCGAGCATCAGCGTAGAGGAGTTCGAGGCGCGCATGACCGCGCTGAACGATGGTGCATTGGCGAAAATTTCGCAGACCGGTGGAAGGCCCGTGTTCGCGCGCAAGAACGGCAGTTTCGCGCCTGTGAATGCGGCGCAGCTGCGCAAGTTGCATGTCGTGCCAATCGCAGCAGGGATGTTTCAGTTCTCAATCACTGATCCAGAAGATGGTCCGCCGGTGTTCATCGTGGACGAGAAGACGGGCAGGCCGTGGGTGCTCAATGCCGCACTGCTGAAGCGCCTTGCTGTTGGCAGTGGCCCGTCCATGAAGCGCCGTCCCACGCGGCCAGAAGATGAGATTGCTGCGCCATGAGGTATGTCAGTCCATTCGCACCGCAAGAGCAAGGAGAGCTTCCGGAATGGATCGATAGGGAGCTGCCGCAGCTGTTGGTGGAAGGCATGCCCACGGCACAGGCGGCCACGGGCATGCCGACCGGCTTCCTTGAAAACTTCGCCGCAGGCTACGAGGCGGAGCGTGCGGGGTGGTTGATGCGCTCGCGCCGGGCGATGATCGAGGACGTGCGCAGGCGGCGCGAGGAGCTGATCGAGGAGCTTTCCGGCAAGTCCTATGACGAGGTGCTGCAGCCGTATCGTGCTCGCGTGTTGCAGCAGCGGGCGCGGCAGGGGCGCGGATTGCGTCTTGAAGACACGCAGCTGAAGTTGTGGGACACGGTGGATGACGAGGCGCTGAAGCTGCTGGTGCAGGAGCACCAGGACTGGCGCGAGAAGCTGCCGGTTACGCCGGAGGAAGTGCGGCTGGCAGCCATACAGCAGGCGCTGGACGCCGAGGCGGAAGCGGAAGACGTGGCGCGGCGTGGTGATGGGTGGTCTGCCTGGCTCGGCGGCTTCCTGGGAGGCATGGCAGCCAACCTGACAGACCCGCAGAACATCGTCAGCGGAGTGTTTTCCGGAGGATCGGCGCAGCTCTCCACGATGCTGGCACGCGAGGCTGCCATTGGCGCAGGTGCAAGCACAGCCGCTCTTCCGTGGGTGAGTAGCTGGCGGGAAGAGCTTGGCAAGCCGATGACGGCTGGCGAGATGGCAGCGCAGGTTGCTGCCGACGCTGTAGCATCTGCCGGCATTGCCGCGGCAACGCATGGTGCTGGTCGCCTCTTTCAGCGCTGGCGCAACCGGCGCAGCGAAGAGCTGCTGGCTGAGCAGCGCAAGGCGAAGACGGACGAAGAGCAGGCCTTGCTCGAAGAGGTTGCGGCGGATGCGCATCTGCGCGAGAGCAATCCTATTGGCGATGAGCCGGAGGCACAAGCTGAGCACGTGGCGCGGACGGCAGAGGCCGAGCGGGCTGCTGCCGAAGGGCGCAAGCCGGATATTCCGGATGAACCAGTTGCGCCGCCGGATGAGATGACGCCAGTGGCGCCGAAGCCCGGCAGCACGCAGGCGCTGACGGAAGGCATCTACAAGTTCGATCCGGAAGAGCTGCTGGTGGATGCCAAGCGGTTTCAGTTCAAGGAGGGTGGCGACGAGTATGGCGTAACTGACCGGCTTGCCGGCGTGAAGCGCTGGATACCGGAACGGGCCGGGCAAGTGATGGTGTGGGAAGCCGAGGACGGCAGCCGCTACATCGTCGATGGCCACCAGCGCCTTGGTCTGGCGCGGCGCATCATGGAACAGGATGATGGCCAGCGCCCGGTGTTGCTGGGCACGCTGCTGCGTGAACGAGATGGCGTAAGCGCCGAAATGGCGCGGGCGCGGGCGGCAGCTAAGAACATCGCCGAGGGCACCGGCACGGCGCTGGATGCCGCCAAGGTGTTGCGTGATGCGCCAGAGGTGGCAGTTGACCTGCCGCCGAACAGCGCACTGGTGCGCGATGCGAAAGGACTGGCGCAGCTCGATGACGATGCCTTCATGATGGTTGTCAACGGCAAGGTGGCGGCGAACCACGCCGCCATCGTCGGCAGGTTGGCGGCGGACAAGCCGGAGCTGCACGCCTCTATCATGGGGGTGCTAGCCAAGCACAAGCCTGCATCGGCCATCGAAGCCGAGAGCATGGTGCGCGATGCACTGCATGCCGGGCAGGTGAAGGAGGTGCAGCAGACGCTGTTCGGCGAAGAAGCATCCACACGGGTGCTGTATGCAGAACGTGCGAAGCTGCTGAGCTGGGCGGTGCGCCACCTGCAGCGCGACCGGCAGGCATTCCGCACGCTGGTGCGCGAGGCCGGGCGTATCGAGGAGGCTGGAAACAAGCTGAGGAAGGATGCCAATGCCAGAAGAGCCGAAGAAGACGCAGCCCTTATCGAAACGCTCCAGAAGCTCGCGCGGCGCAAGGGCGAAGTCGCAGATGCCCTCGCAAAAGCCGCAGAACGCCTTGCAAGAGGGGAAAAGCTTGCCGACGTCGGCGGGGATTTTCTCGACGCTGTCCGAAGAGCAGCGCCAGTGGGCGGTAAGGATGGGCGTGCAGGACGCGGCAGCAGACGCGCTGCTGAAGGCAAGATGGCAGGCGTGGAAAAACGTGCAGAAGAAAGAAACCTAGAGGCACCCTCCAGCAAGCCCGAAGAGGATGAAGCTGCGGCAATCGAGAAGGAGCTGCGCGATCTTGTCGAGGCGGAAGGCGACATGGAATTGCCGTGGGGAGAGGAAGGCAACACGCGAAAGCTTTCCGAGCTGATCGAAGAGGCTGCTGCTGACGAGAAAGCAGCGCGCGAGATACAGGAGTGCCTGCTATGAGCCGCAAGCGTGAATGCCTGACGCGACTGGCGATGGCCGGTCGCATCAGCCTGGAGAAGGCGCGCGAGATCGATGCGCTGGTGGATCAGCTAGAGCTTGCCTTTCGCGAGCAGAGCGGGCCTGAGCAGGCTGCGCGCCGCGCAGAGCAGGAAGCGGCGCGCATCGTGCTTGTGGAGGCGAAGCGCAAGAAGAAGCTGGAGCTCATGACGCTGCAGGTGCGCGTGCGCATCGCGCGCGATCTGCAGCGGGCAGCGCAGGAATATGGCGAAAAGGGTATGCGCTTGGCCGCGGAAGCGCAGTTCGACAGCGTCGGCTTGGAGCACCTCGGCATTCGCGGTGTTGAGCAGGAGCGCAAGGCGCTGCTGGCAATGGCGCACGGCAAGCTGGCCGATCTGCTGGCGCGGTTTCACACGAACGTCGCCGGGCAGACGCGCAACAAGGCCGACCTGATGGATTTGGTGCGGGAGGCCTTCGGCGAGGACAGCGGCAATCAGGCAGCCAAGGAATTGCAGAAGGCGTGGCGCGAGGTGGCCGAGGAGCTGCGGCAGAAGTTCAACGAGGCAGGCGGAGACATCGGCAAGCTGGAAGGCTGGGGATTGCCGCAGGCGCACGATGCCACACGCATCTATGCCATGGGGAAGGATGCCTGGATCGATTATGTGCTGCCGCGCCTTGACCGGCAGCGCATGATCTCGCGGCATACAGGCATGCCGATGACGGATGAGGAATTGCGCATCGTCCTCGATGGCGTGTGGAACGACATCGTAACGGATGGCTGGGCGAGCAAGCAGCCGGTTGGCCAGCGGCAGGGCACGGCAATGGCTAACCGGCGGCAGGAGCATCGTTTCCTGTTCTTCAAGGATGCAAAGAGCTGGATCGAGTATCAGGAGCAGTTTGGCAATCCTGATCCGTGGGCGGCGATGATGCATTATGTGGATGAGATGACGCGCGACATTGCCGCCTTGCGACGGCTTGGGCCGAACCCGCATTCGACGGTGGAATGGCTGAAGCAGCTGCTTGAGAAGGAAGGTCAGCAGTTCAAGGTGCGCCAGTGGCCAACGCCCGGCTTGCCGGACAGCAAGGAGCAGCAGAAGAGCCTGTTGCGCAAGGCGACCAATCTGCTCGACGGCGTGGCGCGCACGCAGCACACCGTGCAGACCATGTGGGATATCTACAACGGCACGGCGCACGTGCCTGCGTCCAAGAAGCTGGCACGGGCAGCCGCGACCACGCGCAGCATGCTGGTGGCCGCGCAGCTTGGCAGCGCCATGCTCTCGGCATTGTCGGACATGGGGTTTGGCGCGATCACGTCGCGCTTCGTGGGGCTGCGATACGACAAGGTCATTGGCAAGCAGCTGAAGCTGCTGCTGCAGCCTGCGCAGGCTGGTGGGCGTGAGGCACGCACGATGGCAATTCGTGCGGGGCTGGTGGCCGAGGAGTGGGGGCGCGTGGCACGCAACGACTTCCGGTTCACCGCGGAGGCGCATAGCAACGAGGTGGCGACAAGGCTGGCTAATGGCGTGCTGCGCCTTTCCGGCCTCTCGCCGTGGACGCAGGCAGGCAGGCATGCATTTCAGCTGGAGTTCATGGGGATGCTGGCAGACCATGCCGGCAAGAGCTTCGACGACCTGCCGGCAGCCCTGCGGCGCACATTGAGGCGCTATCGGATCGGCAAGGGCGAGTGGGACGTTATCCGCAGCACAAGGCTTTACGAACCGCAGGAAGGTGCGACATTCCTGCGGCCTGACGACGTGCGCATGCGCACGGACATCGATGCAGGGCAGGCTGAAGAGCTGGCCTTTCGCATGCTGCACATGATCCAGAGCGAAGTGGAGTATGCCGTGCCGACGACGAGCCTGCGCACGCAGGCTTTCCTGTATGGCGGCAAGGCAGGCACGGTTGGCGGAGAAATCCTGCGCTCCGCCAGCATGTATCGCAGCTTCGCGGTTACGCTGCTGTTCACGCACTTCCGACGCATCAAATACATGGACAACGGATGGAATGCCGCGCGTTATGCGGCAGCGATGTTCGCGACGCTGACGGTGATGGGGGCGTTCAGCTATCAGCTGAAGCAAATCGCGCGTGGGCGCGATCCGCAGCCCATGAACACGCCTGGCTTCTGGATGCGGGCGATGCTGCAAGGTGGTGGCCTTGGCATCTTCGGCGACTTCCTGCTCGATCCTGGCCAGAACCGGTTCGGCCACAGCATGGGCGAGACGGTGGCCGGGCCGGTGTTCGGCCTGCTTGGCGATGTGGCGCGGCTGACGACTGGCAAGGCGGTGGGTTGGGCTGCTGAAGGTGATATTGGCAAGCCTGCGGCAGAGCTGGTGCGGTTCGTGGGGCGCTATGCGCCTGGCGCGTCGCTGTGGTATCTGCGCCTGGCGCTGGAGCGGCACGTGCTTGACCAGCTTCTGCTGATGGCGGACGAGGATGCGCCGAAGCGCTGGAGGCGGCAGATGAAAAAGCTCAAGCGCGAGACGGGGCAGGAGTTCTTTGCGCCGCCCGGCCAGCCGTTGTTCGGCGGCGAGGACGTGCGTATGCCTGACCTCGGTGCCGCGTTCGGGCAATAGCGCAAAACCTCACCACCCTTTCCGGCTGGCATAGAATGCCGGCATGACGACGATCTCGGACAATGACCGCATCACTGGCCCGCTGCAGCCGCCGGCTGGCAGCACGCAGTTGAGCACGGACTTTCCCGTGTTCGACAGCGATGACGTTGTGGTGCTGCGCCGTGTGGGGGGTGGCGATTGGGTGCGCCTTTCGCTTGGCGTCGATTACACGGTGTCAAACCTTGAGCAGGACGCTGGCGCTGTCATCAACCTGCAACAGCCCGTGCAGGCAGGAGAGGAATACCTGCTGATCGGCAGCATGCTGCCGCAGCCCGGCCTTGAGCAGGTGTATGGGGAGCGCATTTCCAGCACGGAGATCAATCGCGAGCTGGGCCGTCTGTGGGCGGCCATTCAGGAGCTGAAGCGTGCATCCGGACAGCGCGACACGCCCGGAGCGCAGCCACTGATGCTGCCTGCAGGAGAGAAGGAAACGCTTCCCACAGCAACCAAACGCGCCGGGCTTCTGCTGGAGTTTGACGACAAAGGCAAGCCTATCACACGGCTTGCCATCGACAGCCTGGGCGAAATTCACACGATCCGTTGGCGAGGCGAGTGGCAAGCTGGCGTGGCTTATCAGCCTTTGGATGTCATTGGCCACAACAACGTCAGCTATATCGTTACCGCTGCCCATACGGCTGACGCAGCGACTGAACCTGGCGTTGGGGCGTCATGGCAGTCCGTCATGGATGTGCTGGTGCAAACATTCATCTCTGCCGGCTCCATAACATCTGTGGAATTGGCAGACGGGAACGTCATAGAAGCAAAGCTTGCCGACGGAGCCGTTACCACACTAAAAATTGCCGACGGAGCCGTTACCACACTAAAAATTGCCGACGGAGCCGTTACCACACTAAAAATTGCCGACGGAGCCGTTACCACGCCAAAGCTGGAAGGCACGGTTTGGCATGATGGCAATTTCGCCGCCCGCATAGCTGCATTGTCGGAAAACGCAGCTCCTACCGGCACGGAGAAGGTGCCATGCGATGACGGCAGGAAAGTCTCTCTGGCTGCCATAGCAAGTCTCGTTAATACAGAGACAGCATTTGAAAGTGCAGAGTTGGCTGTTCCTGCCGCCCAATCTGTTACGCAAATAGCTCACGGATTAGGTGTAGTTCCAAGAAACGTTCAAGCAAAGCTAATCTGCAAGGTGGCTGATTTGGGATATTCACCTGGAGATATTCTAATTGCTCCGACTGATTATAACTATGGGTTTTATATTTATGCAGATATTGTAAATGTTTATATTGGTGGTGGAATTAATGGATGTTATATTAAAAACAAAACATCGGCAACTTTTGGTTATATTACTAATTCATCGTGGAGAGTTGTATTGATGGCATGGGTGTAAAAATGAACATAAACAATAACACTATAGCTACAATAAAGCGCTTCGAGGGGCTGCGGCTGAAGGCCTATCGCGATGCCGTTGGTGTGTGGACGATTGGCTACGGCCACACTTCTCATGCCGGCCCGCCGAAGGTGAGGCCTGGCATGCGCATCACCCAGCAGGAAGCGGAAGAAATCCTGCGCCGGGACGTGGAAAGTTTTGCCCGGCAGGTGGCCAAAGCCCTGGGCGAGGACGTGATGCAGCGGCTGAACGAGAACCAGTTCGGCGCGCTGGTGAGCTTCGCCTACAACGTCGGCATCGGCAACTTCCGCCGCTCTTCCGTCTTCCGCGCGGTGCGGGATGGCCGATACGATGA